GCGACCCGACAAAGGTAAAGTCTTCTAACGGGAATTATGTCACTGTTGGTGTTACGACCAAAGACGGTGAAAGCTTGGGCCGCCCGGCAGCAGATGGCGGAACGGTAGCGTCTATACGCGGCGCTTCTGAAGAACAGCAACCGGATAACGACATACAACCCAAAGAGCCTCCAGTCGTAACGCCGGACGAGACAGAAGAAGATGAGGCAGTTGCTGCTGAAGAAGAAACTATTATGGCTAGGGGCCGTAAAAGAACGCGCGGTAAAAGAGCGGGGCAAGGCGGTACGTTATTAGAAGGCTACGGTTCTCTGTACAGGGGCGGGTCTAGTAAAGGAGTAAGTTCATGAGTGTTTTAAGTCCAAAGGTTCCTATGCCACCTCCAGCACCACCACCACCTCCTGCTGCTGACCCGGTTGATATGGAAAGAGCTGCTGCTTTATCCGAAGAGGCAACAACTAGAGCTCGCAAACGTCGCGGTGCTGGTTCCACTATTGTAGCTGGTGCGCTGGGTGATTCTGGCGCGAGCACCGGCACACCAACGCTATTGGGGTAAACATGAGTAACTTCATCAAATCGCTTATATCTCGCTTTGAATATATCAAGAGTCGCAGAGATACTTGGGACACGCACTATCAGGAATTAGCGGATTACATGCTTCCCCGGAAGGCTGACATTGTTCGCAAGCGTAGTCGTGGCGAAAAGCGCATGGAGTTTATCTATGATGGCACTGCGTTGCAGTCTGTCGATTTACTATCGGCTTCTTTGCATGGGATGCTGACAAGCGGTTCTACGCCGTGGTTCCATCTCAACATGAAAGAGTATGGCATTTCTAGGGACGACGATGTTCAGAAGTGGCTCGAAGATTCCAGCAACAGAATGATACAGGCCTTTAACCACTCCAACTTCGAGACAGAAGTGCATGAGATGTACGTTGACTTAGTTGTGTTTGGCACTGGCTGTATGTTTATTGAGATGGACGACGGCAAGCTTCGCTTTAGTACCCGGCACATCTCTGAGTTCTACGTCCAAGAAAATCAGTTTGGCATCGTGGATACGGTATTCAGAAAGTACAAATCACCAGTACGTCAGGTTATCCAGCGCTTCGGGTTTGACAATGTTACTGACTATATCCGTAAGAAGTTTCAAGATAAGCCGGATGAAGAAATTGAAGTCTTACACGCTGTCCTGCCACGCATAGACCGTGACCCGAATAAACGCGACAACAAGAACATGCCGTATGCCTCATTTTATATTGATGTTGAATCTGGCAAGCTTCTATCTGAGTCCGGGTTTGAAGAGCTGCCGTACATTGTACCGCGCTTCTTGAAAGCAACAGGCGAAGTAATGGGTAGAAGCCCGGCTATGGTAGCGTTGCCGGATGTTAAGATGCTTAACTTGATGTCGAAGACAATCATTCAGGCGGCTCAGAAACAAATTGACCCACCTTTATTGGTTCCCGATGACGGCTTTATCATGCCTGTGCGAACAAACCCGGGTGGCCTTAACTTCTACAGGGCAGGTTCAAGAGACACAATCACACCATTGCAGGCGGGCGCTAACATTCCAATCGGCCTAAGTATGGAAGAACAGCGCCGGGGAGCAATCCGCTCAGCGTTTTATGTTGACCAGTTACTTTCTGGCGACTCTCCAAACATGACTGCTACTGAAGTTATTCAAAGGCAGGAAGAGCGCATGAGAGTGATTGGCCCTGTGCTCGGAAGGTTGATGAACGAAATGCTTCGTCCTTTAATTGACCGTGTGTTCGGGCTTATGCTTCGTGAAGAAATGCTGGCCCTGCCGCCGGAAAACTTGCAGGGCATGGATGTTGATATTGAATATGTATCACCTCTTGCGCGGGCTCAGAAGTCTAGTTCACTTAACAGCACAATCAGGGCTCTTGAAGTTCTTATGCCGCTTTCACAGTCTCTACCTGTTGGAGACCACCTCGACCCAGACGGCCTTGTTCGCCACATCACAGAAGCTCTAGGCGTTCCAAAGACAACGCTTCGCTCTCAGAGAGACGTAGATGAAACCAGGGCGCAAAGAGCGGCGCAAGAACAAGAGATGATGCAACGCCAACAGACGACAGAAGACGTTGCTAACGTAGCGCAAGGCGCACAAGCAGTAAGGATGCTAGGGGAATAATGAACGAGGTAGAGAAGCTACGCGAAATGTATAAGCAGACCTTCACTAGTGACAGTGGGGTAATAGTCTTAAAGGATTTGGAGGCCCGGTCTAATTGGCGCACTTCAAGTTATGTGGCAGGCGACGCTAACGCCACAGCTTTCGAGGAGGGTAAACGCATGGTTATCCTTCACATTTTTAACATGATGCAGGAGTAATTATGTCTGAAGAGAATATCGAACAGGTAGCCCAGTCAGAGGCACCGTTGGAAACACCAGCGGAGATTGCTACAGGCGGGTCTGGTCACGATTTTTTGTCGATGATTCCAGAAGAGCTTCGGGAAGACCCGAGCTTAACGTCTATTAAGGACGTATCCAACTTGGCGCGGTCTTACGTAAACGCACAGAAACTAATCGGTGCCGATAAAATCCCGTTGCCAGTAAACCCTACAGACGAAGACCTAGACCGCATTTATGGGAAGCTAGGAAGACCAGAAGATTCCAGCGGCTATGGTATTGAAATTGATGGTAATATTGTAACAGAAGACGTTGCTTCTCAGTTCAGTGACGTAGCTCACAGCCTAAGACTGAACCCGCAGCAGGCACAAGGAATACTTGAGTATTACAAGAGCAGTATGCAACAGGGCGTAGAGGCAACAGAGAGTGTTGTAGCTGAACGCCGGGAAGAAGCAGAAAGTGCATTGCGCCAAGAATGGGGCCGGGCGTTTGACCAGAAAGTTGAGCAAGCGGCTAAAGCGGCGCAGGAATTTGCCGGGGAAGATATATTTAATATCCAACTAGCGGATGGTTCCAAGCTCGGCAACAACACTGATTTTGTCAAAGCATTTGCAAAAATTGCTGATTTTAGGCAAACTGTCACAAGTGAGGACACTGTTTCTGAAAGCGCAGCAACCGGGATAATGACACCCAAGGCGGCGCAGGCAGAGATTGATGCAATCATGCGTGACAAGTCTCATGCTTATTGGGACAGAAAACACGGTGCGGGGCATGAAGAAGCTATCCGCAAAATGCAAGAATTGATGGGCATGGTTCATGGATGAGCTAGATAAAATCCAAACCCGCCTAGACTGTTTACGTTTGGCAATAGAATTTGGTTCTATGCGAGATGTATTAAATCCGGCCCACCTCGCAGACAATTACTACGAGTGGGTTATGAGGGGTAGCGAGGCAGCTCGTCCCGTAGACAATCGGAAAGACGATAGCCAGAAGTCGGCTAAAAAGACTAGGAATGTCCGTGCATCGGGTAGCACTCTGCAAAGCTAAAATGTAAACGTGAAACTTAAAGGAGGACATTATGTCCACAGAAGTAACCACCGCGTTTGTACAGCAGTATTCAGCTAATGTGCAGATGCTATCTCAGCAGATGGGTTCCCGTCTGCGCGATGCAGTTCGTATCGAAAATGTTGTTGGCAAGAACGCTTTCATTGACCAAATCGGTGCAGCTACTGCACAGGTTCGGACAACTCGTCACGCTAACACACCGCAGATTGACACACCGCACTCACGGCGTCGTCTAACTTTGGCAGACTACGAGTATGCTGACCTGATTGATGACCAGGACAAAATCCGCATGTTGATTGACCCGACTTCATCTTACGCTATGGCTGCTGCGGCTGCTATGGGTCGTGCGATGGATGACGTAATCATTGCGGCAGCTCTTGGCACAGCAGCAACAGGCGAAACAGGTTCTGGCACACAAGCCATTACTCAGACTGTTGCACAGGGGAACACAAACTTGACGCTAGCAAAGCTGCGTGAAGCTAAGTTCAAGCTGGACTCAGGTGACGTTGACCCATCACTTCAGCGTTACATTGCTGTCGGACCAAGCCAGATTCAGTCTTTGCTTGCAGACACAACTGTAACATCAAGTGACTTCAACACAGTTAAGGCACTCGTTCAGGGTGAGCTGGATACCTTTATGGGCTTCAAGTTCATTATGACAAACCGCCTTGGCACGTCTGATGGCTCTGAGACTGATGATGTTCGTGATTGTTTCGCATGGGCGGAAGACGGCATTACACTGGGTCTTGGTAAAGACATCTCTGCACGGATTGATGAGCGGGCAGACAAGAGTTACGCAACTCAGGTCTACTACTGCATGTCACTCGGCGCAGTTCGCATGGAAGAAGCAAAGGTTATCAAAATCCTTTGTGATGAATCTCCAGACTAATATCCCGGAGGGGGCCAGCAATGGCCCTCTCCTCTTCGGGGGTTACAGGTGGAATACAACAACGACTTCCGGTACGACTTAAAGGTTGGTCAAGTAGAAGAAGAATGGCTAGCCGGGCTGTTACAATCGAAGACCCTAGAGGTCAAAAGAGATTTCAGGGCTTCACAGACAGGTAATGTGTTTGTGGAGTTTTTTTGTAGAGGGAAGCCTTCTGGGATAGCGACAACACAAGCTGACCATTGGGCATTTATATTAGACGACGGAATTGTTATAATGCTGCCAACAGAACGTCTAAAGGTTTTAGCAAGAGAGGCAGTTAAAGAAGGTAACACAGTGCTGGGCGGTGACAGTAACACAAGTCGTGGCGCGTTAGTGAAAGTGGCGAGGTTGATAAAGTAATGGCATCCGTTGTTGATATTTGTAATGAGGCTATGGATTTGCTGGGAGCGGCAACGATTACTGCGCTAACAGAAAATTCTAAAGAGGCGCGTCTATGTAACCGGCGCTTTGAAACTGTTCGAGACTCTGTGCTCCGGGCTCACCCATGGAACGTGGCTGTAACAAGAAAACAGCTAGCTAAAGATACGGAAACTCCTGCGTTTGGGTTTTTGTTTCAATTCACATTACCCACAAGTCCTTATTGTCTTCGCGTCATGTCTTTGCACACAGAGACAGTAGATAGCGAAATATCTCCGTATGATACTCAGGCTATGTTTAAGATTGAAGGCCGGAAGGTATTAACGAACGAAGAGACTTGCCGGATTGTTTATATCTCTCGAGTAGAAGATACCGAGCTTTATGACTCGTCGCTATCAAACGCTATTGCCTACAGGCTTGCGGCAGAAACATCTTATGCGATTACTGGTAGCACAAGCGTATCACAGCAAATGTTTAGCTTGTATGAAGCTCGTCTAAGGGAAGCTCGCTCAATGGACGCTATCGAGGGTAAGGCAGACAGCATTATCTCAGACGCCTTCACAAACATAAGGCTGTAAATTATGGCAAGAGTTTCGACCATTGTTACCAACTTTAAGTCTGGTGAGCTATCTCCACGGCTTGAGGGCCGCATTGACTTAACAAAGTACAATGAAGCTGCTCAGACAATAAACAATATGTTGGTCTACCCTTCAGGCGGTGTAACGCGCAGGCCCGGAACATTCTTTGCTGGCAGAAGCAAAGATGGTGGCAAAGTTAAGCTTGTCAATTTTGAGTTTAGCGATGAGCAAGCATACGTCTTAGAGTTTGGCGCAAACTATATACGTTTCTTTAAAGATGGCGGTATTCTCACCGAAACAACCACGAGCATAACTGCAATAACCCAAGCCAATCCTGCGGTCGTAACAGCAGCCGGTCACGGTTTATCAAACGGAGATAGAGTTTTTATCTCAGGTGTTGCAGGAATGTCACAGTTGAACAACCTAGAGTTCACTGTTGCGGGCCAGACAACGAATACGTTTGAGCTGAGCGGGGTAGATAGCGCTGGGTTTGATGCGTACACATCCGGCGGAACAGTGGGGAAGATTGTCGAAGTAACTACGACTTATAGTGTTACCGATATATTTGAGATAAATCACGCTCAGTCGGCTGACGTACTTTATATGGCGCACAAGGACCATGCTCCAGCCAAGCTGACAAGAACAACAGCGACAAGCTTTACTTTGACTGACATTGATTTTGTTGACGGCCCCTACTTAGACGAAAACATAGAAGACATAACACTCTATGCTAGCGCAGATACAGGTAGCGTAACCATCACGGCGTCTGCTGATTTGTTTACAAGCGCAGACATTGGCAGGCTTGTTCGCTTCCGGGAAGTGCTAGACATACACTATGATGAATGGGCGGCAAGCACTAGCTACACTAACAATTCATTCGTGCGTTTTAATGGGCACGTTTACAAGCAGGTCACTGGCAGCACCCAGATGTCTAACAATACTCCGCCAGTGCATGTTGAAGGCATAGAGACATACGGTGATATAGATTGGGAGTACCGTCACGATGACACTGGCTACGTTGAAATCACTGCCTTTACAAACGCCACAACAGTTACCGCAACAGTAAAGACAGACGACGGCGGAATTAGCGTCTTGCCACATAACACGGTGGGTTCTGGAAATGCCACAAAGAAGTGGTCACTAGGAGCATTCGGCGGCGACCAAGGACACCCGAGAGCAGTGGCTTTTTATGAGCAACGCCTTTACTTTGCAGGGACTACAGGCAAACCACAAACAATATTTGGCTCTGTTTCTGCTGACTTTGAGAATCACACTCCGGGAACAGAAGACGACGCAGGCGTAAACATTACGATTGCTTCTGACCAAGTGAACGTGATTAAACATCTATTGCCCGGCAGGTTCTTACAGATACTGACAACAAGCGCAGAGTTTACGTTATCCGGGGGCACAGGTGCAACGCCTGTAACGCCAACTAACTTAAACGTATTGCGTGAGACGACATTCGGGACATCTCAAGTTAGACCCCTCCGTGCGGGTAACTCCACAATCCTTATTCAGAAAGGTCAGGAGAAGGTTAAAGAGATTACCTTTGATTTAGATACCGATGGATTACTTGGCATTGATTTGACCATCCTTGCTGACCACATTCCCCGGGGTGGCTTGATTGACATGATATGGCAGCAGGAGCCGGAGCTTGTCATTTGGTTTGTGCGTAATGACGGAGAGCTTGTTGGTCTTACATACGATAGAGCAAACGCAGCTATCGGTTGGCACACACATCAGATTGGCGGAAGCGGCTTTGTGGAGAGCGTCACAGCCGTGCCAAGTGGCGCAGAAGACCAAGTATATGTGTCTGTTAAACGTACCATTGACGGGCAGACTGTCCGGCACATTGAGTATTTAAAGACAATAGACTTTGGCAGTGATGTGAATGATGCGTTCTTTGTTGATAGCGGACTAACATACAGCGGCTTAGCGACGGCAACAATTAGCGGGTTGAACCACTTAGAGGGTGCGGAAGTAAACATACTTGCAGACGGTGCCGCACACCCAAGCAAGACTGTTGTTGATGGAAAGATTACCCTAGAGCGCAGTGCTAGCAAGGTTCATGTGGGCTTTGGCTATACGTCTCTGTTGGAAACATTGCGTATGGAAGCCGGTGCTGATGACGGCATATCTCAGGGAAAGATAAAGCGCATACATGGCGTGACAGTGCGGTTCCTTGAAACGGTTGGTGCGGAGCTTGGTCCGAGCATTAACAGTTTGGACAGGATACCATTTAGAGACAGTAGCATGAGCATGGACGAAGCGGTTCCTATTTTCTCTGGCGACAAGGAAGTGTTCTTCCCGTCAGGCTATGACAATGACGCACGGGTTGTTGTAAGGCAAACACAACCGTTGCCAATGACAGTTACTGCTATTATTCGGAGGTCTAATACATTTGACGTATAAATTAGTGCCGCTCGATGAAGAGCACGTTTGGCTAATTGAAACAGATTACGAGTTCCCCTTATCAGCAAGACAGGCGTTTGCTAGGCAGGATGGGGTCTTTGGTCTTAGTTTATTTTTAGATGATACGTTACTTGCCTGTGCTGGCTGTCATCTTTTGTGGGAAGGCGTTGCGGAAGGTTGGATAATAGTTTCCAAGCAAGGCTACGAATCTCCGAAAACGGTTGCTAGATATACAGGAAAGCTGTTTGAGACTATAATGAATGACAACGACTTATGGCGCATACAGGCGAGTGTATCAGCTAGCGACATTACAGCACTTCGATTTGCCGAATGGCTTGAGTTTAAGGATGAAGGACTTATGGAAAAGTTTGGACCAGACGGTAGCGATTACCGCAGATTGGCGAGGCTAAGATGGCAGCACCTCTAGTAATGGCAGCAGCGGG